AAACTCAAATTAAAGAAAATGAACACCTTTATTAACAGAGATAGGACAATAGAACCAATAACGGAAAATGATAAATACATACTAGAAACTATAGAGAGAACAAAAAATGAAAACATTCCAAGATTTGCAAGAAGGGGTTTATGACCCCAATATACTTAAAGCGTTTTTCTTAGCAGGTGGGCCAGGAAGTGGTAAGTCCTATGTAGTACAAAGAGGTGCTGGTGGACTTGGTATGAAGATTGTCAATTCTGATGACATCTTTGAGAAATATATTGATGATGCTGGAATGACATGGAAAATGAATACCAAACTTGGTAAAGAACAAGAAGTTGACAGAGATAAGCTTCGTGCAAGAGCAAAAGAAGTTGCAAACAAACAAAAGGCAAACTATGTTGAAGGTAGACTTGGACTTATCATTGATGGTACTGGAAAAGACTATGACAACATTACTGGAAAAGCAAGTAAGTTAAGATTACTTGGTTATGATATACATATGATATTTGTTAATACTTCTTTAGATATCGCACTTGAAAGAAATGCAGCTCGTAAAAGAACTCTTAAACCATCTATTGCAACTAAGTCTTGGAAAGACGTTCAGAGTAATATGGGTAAATTTAGTCAGTTCTTCAGACAAGGTTTTATTTTAGTTGACAACAATGTGCCTGGAGAAGATATAATGGCTCCAGTAATTAAACAAATAAGAAACATGGCAAATGCAAAGGTCAAGAACACGATTGGTCAACAATGGATTACTCATCAACTTGAAATGAAAAAGAGGTGATTCGTTGATTCGCAAAAGTTTTAATTTTCTCAAAAATATCGACCCTCTGTAACGTAGGGTCAGCAACGATTACAG